AATTTTTCTTTTATTATTTCATAACGTTGTTGATCAAATATATTGGTAATTAAATGTAAATCTGGCATTTTTTCATATGGTTTAAATATATCATTTATTGATAAACCTAATGATTTAAAATAGTTTATAGTTTTTATAATATATTCATTTCCATGTTTTACTTTTAATCTATCTAAATTATTTTCATCTATCAATATACTTTTACAAATTTGTTCATCTTCTATATCCCAATACATCTGGCATTCTGGTGAAATATTCCATTCTTTCAATGGTTTATTATAGGTTGCCGTTAAATATATTTTAACTGTATTTTTATATGAATATGATGTTAATATTTCTTTTGATAAATCAGAAACACCGCAATGATGATTTTCATCAAAACATATTAGATCTAATTTTAAATTTTTGATTTTCATGATAGTTTTATCATTAATATATTTTTGTAGTAATTGTTTAGACATAACAAAAATATTATTATTGGTGGTTTCAATACTATCTATATATTTTGAACCTTCAATATGATGAATTTTAAATTTATCAAAATCTTTATATTTATTGAAAAGGTCATCTGTAAATTGTGGCGCTGTTTCTGTAGGTACTGGTGTAATTATCAATACATTTAATTTAGTTTTAATTTTTAATTGTTTAATGATCACTCCTGCTGTTAAAAATGTTTTTCCACTACGACATTTACAACCCCATAAAAATGATTTATTACTTTCTTCTATTAAATTACATGTTTTTTGTGCAATTAATTCTTGATGAAAACGCAACATTAAATTATCTTTGCTATTTAAATATATACTTTGCCAATCTTCATTTTTGTTTTTAATTATATCTTGTTTGAATAATAAGAAAAATTTATTCAAATCATTTTTATCTAATATATTGTTTTCTGTCATATGATCTGTTATATATTCACTAGATGCATTTGCATTTTTTACTTTATCTAATACTTTTTTTTTATCCGGAACAACTAAATAAATTTTATAATTTTTATAGATATGTTTATTTTTAGTGGCCATTGCAATTATATTCTGTATATCATAATAATCAACTGATTTTGCTAATTTTATATCATCTGTTGTTTTAGGATATTTTGAACTTATAAATATATATGATTCATTATTTTTATTTTGTAATGTAATATCAGAACATCCACTTGAATTGCCACTTATAACTTTTTCATTTAGATAATTATTTAAATTTTCTAAAATTTTAAGTTTTGCATTATTTGAATTACCTATTAAATGATTAAAATTAGAATTAGCAAATATATCACAAAAACCAAATTTAATAATTATATCAAATAATCTCTCAAAAATAAAACCTTTTTCAGATTGTGTTTTACAATTTTCTAAAATATTATCAACATTATCATATATTATAATATAATCAATAAATTCTTTTATATTCATGTTTGTAAAATCCATCTTGACAACAATTATATTAACTTATATATTTTTATATTTTAAATATAAAATTATCAATTTTTTATTTATTGCATCTTATATATAATTAATATATAGATACAAAAAAGAACTATATATTATTAATAAATAATTAATACAATGTAATTATTTATCAAAAAAAATTTATTATACAAACATTAAGACAAATTTAACATCATATAATTTGTGCTTAAATCAGATGGTTGTTTAAGTTCATTTTCATGATTTTTATCAAAATGTGCATTTATATCAGGAGTAGAGTAAAATGTATTACCATTAGAATTAACACATTTTAAAGAGTTATTATTTTGTGTATTAATATTATTGATTAATTTTACACCATTATTTGTAATTACTGTACGATATTGATGTGAATTATTTACATTCATCATACGCATTATTTCAGTATTATAATGACGTCTATTTGTATATTGTGTAAATAATCTTCCATCTGCCATTAATGCTGGGCAATTACAACATTCGCCAAATTTATTATTCATATTCATTATATATAATGTTATTAGATATTATTTATAATATTTACTATATTTTTGTGTTTTATAATATCATCAATTAATTGCGGTTTTGTTTTCAATTTGCCATTTATAGTTATTTGTATATGTTCATTATTACATATTTTTTTTAAAATAGGAACTTTTTGTTTTTCTAGTTTATTTTTATATGTAAAATAATTATTATTCTCATTATTTAATATTATTATATCTATAATATCATTATCATCATCGTTTCCTATAATACCAACACTTTCATTTTGTTTATCATGTTCATCTTGTTTATTATCATCATCGTTATCTATAATATTAACATTTCCATTTTGTTTATCATGTTCATCTTGTTTATTATCATCATCGTTATTTATAATATCAATATTTTTATTTTGTTTATCATGTTCATCTTTTTTATTATCATCATCGTTATCTATAATATTAATATTTCCATTTTGTTTATCATGTTCATCTTTATTATTATCATCATCGTTATCTATAATATTAATATTTCCATTTTGTTTATCATGTTCATCTTTATTATTATCATCATTATTATCTATAATATCAATATTTCTATTTTGTTTATCATGTTCATCTTTTTTATTATTATCATCGTTATCTATAATATTAACATTTTTATTCTCTTTTTTATTATCATTATTGTTATCTATAATATCAATATTTTTATTCTCTTTTTTATTATCATTATTGTTATCTATAATATCAATATTTCCATTTTGTTTATTATTATTACTTTTATCATTATCAGATAATTCTTTAATTTTATCTGATTTATAATCAATAGTTCCATTTAATGTATTATCTATAATAGCAATTAATAATGGATCAGCTTGTATTAGTTCTGTATTATTTGTTAATTCTGTTTCATTTAATAATTTATTAAATTGTAAAATATTATTATTAATAGATCCATTTTTAGTGGAATATGTTATAAAATTTAAATTTGGATCATTATTAAATAATAATTCATCTTCAGTAATTGTAGCACATGTATTTGGTTGTTGATTATTTGCATTATTAATTATTTGAGATGTTTGGTAATCATTTTGATTCTTATTAATTTCAATAGGAATAGTATGTTTATTATTTATAATATTTTGATTAGTAGGTAGAGTGGTATTAATTTTAGATAGTAAAATATTTTTTTCATTATATAATTCATTAATAATATTATTTTTTATTAATTTGTCGTTCATACAAATAGTATATTTGTTACTAAGTGCATCTATATTGTTGATATATTTATTATTTTGTGAATATAGCCATATAATGATTCCTATTAATATAATGATTAAAATAATAATTTTAATGTCGATCATTATTTTTTAATATAAATTAAATTATAATTTTTAACATAAATATTATGGAATATATAAAAATTATGTTTATTATTTAATTTTATTTTATAAATAATGTATGTTGTATAATTATGAATTAATTAATTTTTGAATATATTAATTTAATTAATTAATTAATTATAAAAAAAAATATATTAAGTAAGTATATATTATACATGCTTGATTTCAAAAATGTTGATATGAGTGCACTAAAAACTGATTTACTTAAAAATTTACTAGTTATTGTAGTAGCTCGTGTATTGAAATTCTACTTAATGGATGGAGGAAGTGGAGATTTGGTAGGAGTATTAACTAGTCAAGAATTCTTATATTCTACAGGATTTGTTCTATTAGGTTTGGCTGTTTTCTGGGTATTAGTTCAACCTGTGGCAAAAGAAGGTAAATATTTAGATTAAATATTAATGATGTGTTTGGTTAGTGTTATTATATTATATAATTAATTATTATATAATATAATTAGTTAGAAATAATTATTGTTGTTTATTGAATTTGTCATTTAAATAATTTGTATTAATATTTTCAGGTGGTGCAATAGTACGTGAATGATCCCAATTCAATAAACTAAGAGGTGTATTTTTATTTAATGGTTGTGGTTGTGGTAAAGTACCCATTTTACATTCTCTTTGTGTTTGTTGTTGTGGTTTCCATCTATCTGTATTTAATAATTGGAAATCTGCTAATTCCCATGTATCATATGCACCATTTCCAGAAGCACCCATAGGAATATAATTATCTAATTTTATATCAGAATAACCCATATCTCCTATATATGCATCAGCATAATGTAGCATTCCATTATTATCTAATAAACGTCTATTTTGTAAAAATTTAACGATTGCTTTATTTGCAATTTTTGTACAATCACATGAACCATTTTTAGAAACATCATTAGTTGCATCTGCAATTATTTTATCAACAACAGGTAATCCATTTTTCATCATATTAGGGTCAGTATTAGTAGGAGTATTTTCGATAACTTGTTTTGTTTCTTCAAATGTATAAATTTTATCAGAACTGTCATTTGTAATATCATTTATAATGTTAGTGTTAAAATCTTTTATCATTAATTTATTAGTAGGTAAAATATTATTACTATTATTATTTTCAATAGTAGTAGGTGCAAAATTTTCAGTTTGTTTCACTATAAAATTAGAATTATTATTGTCAAAATAATATAATATAATGGCAAATAATAGAGTAAAATATATTGGATTATTTAATGGTTTCGGTAAAGTATCTGATGAAATTTTAGATGACATATAGTATATTAATGCTACTAGCATAAAATATTTAAACAATTTTGAATCTAATTTTAAATACATATAGTTTTTATATTATATATATTAGAAATAAATATAAATAAATTGTATTAGTAAATAAATAAAACAATATATCAATTACAAGAAGCATTATTAGATAATAATAAAGTAATAATTTTAGTAAATAAGCAAAAAATAGCTATTATTACAGATATCATAATAGAATGTGTATACTTATTATTTGTATATTCTATAATATAATTTCTTGTTTCTGCCATATTTAATAAATCAATAAATATACTATAACCTAAAACACTTGAAGTTGCCATAGATAAAGCATCATTCATTATATCTTTAATAGTTACATTAGAACAATTTTTTTTAATATTTGATATAGATCTTAATAATAATTGAAAAATAAATATACACATAAATAAAAATAATTTATTTTGGATTAGATTAGTAGTATTAAGACCAGGAACACCTACTATCAATATAATAAATGTAAATATACATATTAATAGAATATTTGTTTGAATATTCATATATAAGCACTAATATACAATTAAAATAGTTTTTATTTTTTGTTTTGTATATAGTTAATTATAATTATACTTATTATAAGTAATAATAAAAATACAATAAATACATACATATATAAAGTTAATCGCAAATATGGTTGCAGTTTATCATAACTTTTATTAATAATAGGTATAACTAATTCATTTTCAATTTTAGTGCGAATAAATTCGTCATTTTTTAATTGATTTATATTATCAATAATAGCATTAATTAATTTTGACATATTTAATATATATAAATTGCCACAAATAAATGTATTTAATTTACAGTATATAAATATATTTATTTCACTATATCTAATTTATTATATCTTGTTATTATATATAAATATGAATAATTATAGTACAATTTTAATATATTTAATATTGATAATCGTAATTTTTGTATTTAATACAAAAAAACAACCATTACAATGTAATAAATGCACCATGAATCTAAATAATGGTATATATTCATCAAAAAAATATGGATCTTTAACATTATATTATGCAGATTGGTGTGGTGCATGTAAAAGATTTATGCCTGAATGGAATAAATTAAAATCATTATATATAAATAATTTGGATTTTTATCAAATTGAACATAAATCTATACCAAAAAATATATTGTCAACATTAGTAGGATTCCCAACTATAATATGGAATGATTATGCAACGCAAAAACAAGGTGAAATAAGTAATCATTATAATATTATAAATGAAATAGGATTACAACGTAGTTAAATTAAATTATATAAATTAATATATTTTTAGTTAATATAAATGGAATTGGTTAAATATAATACAAATAATGATTTTGAATTATATAAAGTTAAAAACCCACAAACTATTGAATTATTAAATATATTACTTCCATTTAACATTCAATTATATAATAATAATTTTTATTTAAATGCAGAAATAATAAATATTGATAATAGTTATAATGATAATATTAAATTAATAACTGACATTGAAGAAGAAATTTTAAAAAATTTAAAAAAAAATTTAAAATTTGTCTCTATTATTAAAAATAGATCTAATTCACAAAAACATATAAAATTAATGTTTGATGCAACAAAAGATCCTATATATATAAAAAAAAATGCATATGAATTTGAAGAAATAAAAGATTTGCCCAAAAAACATAAAAATAAAATAAAATATAATATAAAATGTTATCCCAGTATTGTTTGGATAAATTCTACTAGTTGTGGTATAAATTGGTTTATTCAATCAATAAATATAGTTATTTAATAATTATTATAAAATTATTTTATATAATTCTAATATAAAATAATTTTTTAGTTACAAAATAAACAAATATGTTATATAATTATTTATTCAAGATCACTATCATCACTATCTAGATTTTTTTTGTCTTTTGTTTTATTTGTTTTATTTTTTTTATCTGGTTTGTCTTTTGTTTTATTTTTTTTATCTGATTTGTTTAATTTGGCTTTCTGCTCTTTTGCAACTTGTGTAGCTTCTTGCATAATTTTACGCATTTCTGGAACTTGTTTTTTAAGTTCAGATGCCAATGTAGGATCTTCAATAAATTTATCAACAAGTTTTACTAATATTTCTGTTCTTTCATTACCAGATTTTCCTGGATGTTCATCTTTTATTTTTTTCCATAATGCTTTTTTAAAAGCTTTTCCATCAGTTTCATCATTATTCATAAGTTTGATGCATTTTGCTGAAACTTCTTTATGTTGTTTATCAGTTTCTTTACTACCACCTATTATATTATTCCAATTTAAATTATCAGACATAGGAACTATATCAAAAGATGTTTCAGAAGCATTTTTTGCACCACCTTGTAAATCATGTGGTATTTCTTTCACTATAAATATATCATTAAAATTATTATCAACATTTTTTAATTCATCTTTTAATACTGCAAAAAAATCAGTAGTTTCTATATCATCATTATATGTATTATTAGATTTTATATTATCAATACATCGTATTTTATCTTCATTAGATTCACTAGACTCTATTGCTTCACCATTATTATTTTCAATAGAAAGATCAGAACCAGCACGATGTAATAATTCAGCTATAGAGTCATTATGTAATCTAACAGCAATATGCATAGGTATATCTCCATTATTATTTTGTTGATTTAAAATATATTTTGACATTTGATTTACATACAAAATATAGTTAATAATAGCACGTACTAATACATTGTCATTATTAGAAACAGCAAGATGTAAAATATTATTATTATTATCATCAGTTTTTGTAATAGAACCTTTTACCAAATTATATTGAAATATAAGAGATAAAGCACTAGGATTAGTATTGTATATATTTATAATATCATTTGAAAATGATTTTTGGTGGAACATATATATATATATATAATCAATATTTTATTTATTATAATAATTTTTTATATAATAAATTGAAACATTTAATTGTTTTAAAAAATAATTTTATCTATATAAAAGATATATTAATAAATGATGGATAAAAAATTTATAGTAATTGTTAGCATAATTATTGTATGTTTTGTTTTGTGGTATATTAATAAAGAAACAGATAAACAAGATAAAAAAGAAGGTTTTGAAGGAGATGATAAAAGTAATGTTATAAATGATATTAGTAATGAAACTAATAAAAATCTTAGTCAATCTTTAGTGAATAATAGTGCTTCTGTATTAGCAAATTCAACTAATCAATATCCTACTGTAAATCCAAATGAAACTACTAATGATACTGAAGATCTTGTAGATGTATTTAAATATTCACAAGGAACAGCTGATGTAGATATGCCACAACCATCACCATTAGGTCAGCAACATCAAGTAGCTAGTGCAATGGGAAATAATACAGATAATATGAATTTAACAAATGATTTGGGAGCTTTAATTAAAAGTGGGAAGATATTAACAAGTGATCAATTATTGCCATATGATGAAATTATTAATGAACATAACCAATTTAAAATTCCAACTACATATATGGATTCTAATTTAGCAGCTAATGGTGTTGATAAATTTGGAGTTGATACAATAGGATCGTCAAAACGCAATGCAAGTCAAGATATAAGAGGCAATATACCATGTCCAAAAGTGAATTTGAGTCCATTTCATAATTCAACAATAGATCCAGATTATAATTTAAAAGGTTTAATATCTTGTTAAAATAAATAAAGTAATAAATAAATTATTTATAGTTAAATAATATGTAAATCTATATAATGAATACTATAGATTTACATAGTGATATTGATCAAAATGATCTTATCAATGCACAAAGAATATTAGAATTATTAGATCCAAAATCAATACATTCATATATAACAACAAAAGAAGAAAATGATGATAATTTATTGGAAATAGTGAAAAGTATGGTAAAAAGATGGATATCATTGGATAAGGAAATGCATGATTTGAATGAAAGAGTAAAAAATATTAAAGATGAAAAGAAACAATTTGAAGATAAAATATTGTTATTTATGAATAAAACAGATCAAAATGAAATTATAATAAAAAATGGTAAAATTTCGAAAAAAGAAAAAGAATTGAAAGAAACTATTAATGAAGAATATATAAAAAAATGCTTAAGCCAAACATTACAAGATGCAGATACTGTTAATGCAATTACAAAATTAATAGTAGATGGTAGAACAATAAAAAAAAGTCAATCATTAGAGAAAACAGAAACAGGAAATATAAAAAAAAATAATAAATAATAATATTATAATATTATAGATGACACAATTTATAATATCAAAAGAACCATATATTATAAAAGAAACAAAAGATATTTTGTTAAAGTTAATAAATATTTTGATACATTTGATCAATTAGTAAAAACATTAAATGAATATAATGTATTTTTTATATATGATAAAAGAAATATAAATGCAGATATAAATGTAAAAATAGAATTTCAAGTATTTAAACATAATCATAATTATGTATTACCAGTTATAAACTACAAAATAATCAAAAAAATTTGCTTGATTATTTAGAAATAAATACAGATAATTATGATGTAAAATTACAATTTAAAAAAATATATGAATTAAATGATATATTAGATGTTATAAAAAATTGAATTATAAATATTTAGTATTTATAATTTAATATATAAATTATAGAATTTGATAAATGGATACAGAATTCATTGAGTTATACAAAACAATAGCGCGTTTTTCTGCTAATAAAATAAAACGAGATCATTATAGTGATTTACCATATATATCATATATAAATAGAGATAAATTTATAGAATGGTTAAAAGATGAAAAAGAAATATATGATATAAAGAAGTATATTAATAAGAAATAAAAATTGATATTTATTTTATTTGCAATAATATTGAATATATATATAATAATTACATGGAAGAAACAGGATTAGTATCAAAATATTTGACAGTATTTTGGAATTATAATCGCAAAAATAATGAATATATATCTAAATTAATAGAATTAGCACATAATATAAATATAATATGTAATAAAGTGCATATTGCAAAAAGTAATAATTTTATAGAAATGACTACTAAATACGATGAAATAATTAATAATATAGAAGGATTAGATAAATGTTTACATACATTATTAAATAATCAAACATATGTAAAATATAAACAATATGAATATATATTTATAGAAAATTGTAATGAAATATATATTGAATTATGTAAAAATATTAAATTTAAAATTGATAAAAATAGTTTTATTAATTTTATGTTGAATAATACATGCGAAGGTAGAGTTATATTACAGAATAAATATGCAATAAATGATTTAGATATATTATTCATGATGTATAATAATAGAATAAAATATATAACTAATAATAATATTGATAATAATACGAATAATAATACTGATAATGATATTGATATTGACATTAATGATCAAGATATAACAAATAATAATATAAATACATAATTAATTATACTCCCATAAATATAATATTTCTAACAAAAGGATTTTTCCATATTGGTAATGGCAATATTTCTGCTTTATAAATTACTGGTGTATATATATAATAATCTAAAATAGGATCTACTAAATAATTTATTACTTGTAATGGCTCATTATCATCTGGACCTCGTAATTTCTTTTTTTTATTTTTTTTAAATATGTCATCATCATCATCATCGTCGTCGTCATCTGAAAGATCATCTAACATAGATTTATATAATTCTGAATCTCCGCCACCAACTTTATTTTTTTTTAATTTTCGTGTTTGAAATTTTTTTTTTTTAGCACCACCTGTCATTTTATTTACTAGTTCAGTAGATGATCCATTATCTACTCTGTTAGCTAATTCAGTATCACTTATACTACTAGAACTATTATAGCTACTGATAGTTCCACCGTCACTATAATATAATAGATCATCTAAAAAGGTATCTTTTTTAGTATTACCGCCACCGGTCATAACCATTACTTCCGAATCAGTTCCACGTGATTTTACTTTTGTGATCATATTATTCAATTTATTTGAATCAATTTTATTATCATAGGAATAAATATTCCATTTAGCATTACCACCACTAACACGTTCTGTAATTTTAAATGATTTATATATAGCATTTGCACCACCTATTTGATCGCCTTTACTAGTTCTTTGTTGCAAAGTAATAAATAAGATGGGATTATATTTAGTGGCGTCAAAACCATCTGATAATTCAGAATATATTTTTTCAGCAGCATCAGATGCTTTTTTACATTTTACTGTAGTATGCATTTTACCAATAATCATAGGATTTACTAAAGTCCAATAAGGCATATAATAATATATAAGAATAAAATTTATAGTAATAAAAATTAATATAAATATAATACAGTATGTAAAATTTGAATTTTAAATTTTAAACTATATAAACATATATAATATATAATTTTATATATAATGACAGAACAAACACATGAGGTTTTAGAAAAAGTATCTCCTATAACTAATAATGAAGAAAATATACAAAATCAACAGTCAAATAGTAAAATAACACCTGGATATTTATTAGAAATTTCTACCACTAAAGTTTCTATTATATTAAAATTAATAGATGCATTAAAAGATGTATTCAAAGATATAACATTAAGAATAATACCAAAAGTATATAAAAATGGGAAAATAAGTGATAATTCTGCAATAAGTATAATAGAGTTTAATAAGATAGTAGAATTATTTATTAAAATAGTATTATATGCAAAAGAATTTGATAAATATGAAGTAAAAGGAAATAGTGAAATATTTTTGTCTCTAGATATGTTATGTTTATCTAAAATATTTAAATCAATACCAGCAACAGCTAAATCTATTACATTTTTTGTGGAAGAAAAAAATCCATCAAAATTTGGAATAACAATTGTATCAGATCATAATGATATTAGAACAGTTAAATTAAATATTATAAATAGTAATATACATAATTATAGCAATCCACATGCAAAATATAGTGCTATAATTACTATTCCATCTAATAAATTCAATAATATTATAAAACCAATGAGTACATATACAGATATATTACGTATAACATATACAAATACAGCTACAACTCCTCATATAATACAAATTAGTTGTAATAGTGATATTATTCCAGAAGATACACATACTATACATGGTTTATCAAGTAATAACGAAGATGTTCCTATACAAAACATACTCATATCCGGTACATTTGATATTAAAGTTATTTGTTCATTTTTAAAATTTGGTTTAATAAGTCCTAATTTAACTATATATATGAGACATGATGATGCATATATATTTGAATATAATGTGGCAAATTTGGGTTTAGCTAGTTTTGTAGTATCTCAAAAACATAAAACAAGTATAGATGATCAAATAGAAGATAATATTCAAATAGAAAGTGATGATGAAATGTAATTATTGTGTTTGTTTATATAATTTATAATATATTGTATATATATTATAAATGAGTGTTATAGATAATCTTAGATGGAAAAAATATCCATCAATTAAATATAATGATATTTTAGAAGAAAATAAAATAACATTTGAAACTATATGTGAAAAATTATATTTATTAGAAGATATGCAATTATTGGGGAATTCATATAATTTACAAAAAATGATTAATATATTATTAAATAGTAAAAGTGTAGATATAAAAAACAAAATAGAAAACGAAAGTAATAAAACAGAAAAAATGTATTTGTTTTTAGGCTGTTATAATCAATATGTATTAAATGATAATGAAAAAATGATAGAATATTATAACATATTAATACAAACCTATAACAATCCAAGTGCAATGTGTTTTTATGGTAATTATTATTGGAAACACAAACAATATGATAAAATGAAA